TTATCTTTCACGATATACACCGTTACCACCTCACTAATTCAATACCAGCCTGAATAACGACATTACCAGAGTCATCAGGTGTAATATCGTTCACACTAAGGACGACATTAGGCATGTCCGTAATCTGAGACACCGTATGTGTGTGGGAACTATTAGCTTTACCTGCAAGCCCAGACGTAAGGGCACTATTCGTAGCATAGTCACCCTTAGTCTGCTTCTTGGCAAGCTCCGCATTCACATACGTCGTATCAGCCTTACCAGTGATGTCAGGAATGTCAGTCCTGTTAGCAAGCTCAGTAGTGGTACCTGCAGTACCACTGAGAACATGCAGGTGCTTGGTATCCGTAGCGTAGGCTAGAACACCGTTATGGCCTGCAAACCCCTTGATCTGGGCGGCAGTGCCTGTAATTTGTTTTCGTTCTTTAATAGCCATGTTAAGAACCTAAATCTCCATAATCAATATAACCGTTGAAGGTAGCAACATCAAGTTTAGCATTCAGCTTCGTCGTCAAATCAGTGATCTGTGCAGTTGTATGAGTATGCTTAGTGTTAGCCTTACTGGCAAGACCAGTCTGAAGCTCATTCTTAGTAGCAAGACCACTAAGATCTTGCTCAGGAGGGGTACCAGTGATCTCACTATACGCAATGCTGTCCTTGGATGCAAGGGCACCAAGCGTAGGCTTGTTTTTGATGTACGCCTTAGAGGTCGCACTGGTCTCAGCCCAGTCACTATTGATTTGTCCGCTAGCCACCTGCTCAGCATAACCTTTAGCAAGATCGGCTTGCTTCTTGGCTTCAACTTCAGAAGCCTTAGCGTTAGTCTCAGAGGTACCCGCCGCAGTCTTAGACAGTGCCGCATTATTCTCAGAGATCTTAGCCGCCTTAGCACTATTGCTAGCCGCAGTAGCCTGAGCAGTAGAGGTGCTTGCACTATTAGCCGCATTAGTGGCACTAGCCTCAGCCTTAGTGGCATCAGCGTTAGCCGCAGTAGCACTGTCCTCAGCCTCGCTAGCCTTCGTAGTAGCAAGGGTTGCCTGCTGTGTAGCGATGGTAGCCTGAGCTTTAGCTAAGTTAACCTGCTTGGTACCTTCAGTGGTGACACTACCAACTTGCTTAGTACCCTCAGCAGTAACTGCATTAACGCTAGTCGTCTGTTGAGCCTTCACAGCATTAACACTGGTAGTACCCTGAGCACTCACAAGGCCAACCTGCTTTCCCCCTTCACTAGTGATTTTATCAAGCTCAGTAGAAGCGGTATCTGTGATGGATTTTACTTGTTTAGCACCCTCAGTCTTGATTTCATTAAGAGTAGTGGTACCTTCAGTAGCGCTTTCCTTAGCCTTATTAGCATAATACTTAGAAGAGTATTCAGAGCCATCCACAGTACCCGTAGTCTTATTAGCCCAATCCTTAGCAAGATCTCTAGCAGAAATTGCGTCTGCCTTTAGGCCTTCCATGGTGGTGATTGTTTCAGGAATCTTGTTGATTTCCGTAGCAACCTTCTTAACATCTTCAATGTTAGAACCAACCTGTCTAACTTCGTTGATGTTGTCAGAGACATTCTTGATGTTACCACCAGTAATAGTAAGAAGGGCATCCCCAGTATTACCTAGATCACCATAGTCCTCAAAGATTGAGGGACTAAGGGAACCCTCAAGGTCACTACTAACGATGTTAATGTTATTGATATTTTTAGAGTCAGTAACTACATGGTCAATGTTTTCAGCTACAACACGGATCTCATCAGCAACAGGGACAACGACCCCTGCAATCTCTTCTACCCTATCTGCATTGGTCTTAGCAGATACTTCAGAAGCCTTAGCGTTCCTCTCAGAGACCTTAGCGTTCCTCTCAGAGACCTTAGCGTTCGTCTCAGACACCTTAGCTTCATCAGCCTTTTGAGTAGCAATTACAGCATTGTCATAAGCATTCCTCTCAGAGATTTCAATATCGGTTTGGAGCTGTCGAGCCTCTTCAAGGATTGCTTGGTTCTCTGTCTTTACAGCATCAGCATGCTTAGCCGCAGATACTGCAGTACCCGCAGAAGCCTTAGCGGTGACTTCAGACTCCTTAGCATTAACTTCAGAAGTCTTTGCGTTCTTCTCAGAGACCTTAGCGGCATCCCTAGCGGACTCAGCATCTAGCTTAGCCTGATAGGCACCCTTAGCATCATCTTTGTAGAACTTAAGAGTAATCGCATCGTTGTCATCAATAGGATCCCCAACGTTGACAATACGCTTACCCTTAGCATCCCAATTGCCTTCCTTGTCTACAATGAGTGCGTCATTGATGATGTCTCTGCCTTCTTCAGCAATATGAATAGTCTGAATGGTAGACACATCAAGGTCTTTAGCCTTGAGTACCGAAGCGTCCTTAAAGGACACAATACGGTCAGTAGCAGACGTATATCTGCGAATAATAATTTCAGTACCACTAGCGGGAGCTGTATTGAATCTAATGGTAGTCTTATCTACAAAGAAGTAGTCTTTAGTGGTGTCACCGTAGTCACCCCCAAGTTTCTCTCGGGAGTCTACGGTGACCTTCACAAACTTCTTTGCTAGATAATCAAAGGGCACATTGAAGTCTGTAGTAGACCCATTGCCCTGATAGTTAGCAATAGTAGAAGCCATTTAGTTAATTATCTTCTTGATCTGTAATGTAGTTAATCAAAGATTGCTGAATAAAGGGTGCATTCGGAGTTACAGCTTTCAAACTTCTGCCGAAAGACTTTGCATATCTCTCTCTATCACCTTCTGTATAGTCATCTTCATTTAGGACTCCTGCATTAAACAGGTTTCTAGTGTCCGCCTGAAGATTATAGAGACCTGTAATAGTTTGAGCCGCAGGAATGTTTGCAAGCAAGCTATTGAAATTCAAGTGCTCAGCCTCTTCATCTAGGATATAGCCTTGATCTGCAGTGGACTTAATGCCAGTATTAAACCCTGCAAGAGAAGCAAGCATAGCAGGCATAGCTAGAATACTAGACCTACTCATACCGTTAATGCCAACATTCAGGATAGTAGTCCAATCTGAATCACTTAAATCGGAGACACCGAACACTCGTTCATAATACTTCTCCCTCTGCTCATCATTCATACCCGAAGCAGTAGCAAAGGTCTGACCAAGAGTAGACAAGGTACCAAGGGCACCCGAGGTAAGCCAAGTCATAGCTTGACCTGCGGCATCCCCCTCTTCAAACCTAAGGGCACTCTTAGCCAATCTCTTGTTATAAGATCTAATAGCAAAGCTCTTAAACTGAGTAAGCAAACCAAGAATTGGAGAATTCGTAGAGCCTCTCCACATATAGGCATCAGTGAGACTCTGTCTCTGGATAACCTCAGAGGCAACATAGTCTCCTAGTCTACGCATGATGGTCATGCTCTTTACATCGTTTGCAATAATCGAGTCATACACATCAGGCTTTACTCTGATCCTACCAAATTTGTCGACCTCAGTAGCCTCCTTAAAAGCCTTAGTGAAATCAGCAAAGTCCTTAGTATTGATATTGAGCCTATTAAGGGTCTTACCATCTAGGAAGGCAACCTTCCCTTTCATACCATGAGCATGTCTAGCAAATTGTCCAATAAAGATATCCTGAGCTGTAGACACAATGGTATCTTGGGACTTATTGAGATACTTAGTAAAAGGGGAATTAGTAGCGAGCCATTGAGTGCCCGCAACCAATCTAGCCTTATACTTATCGCCACCAAACTTATCTAGGTTTCTATCGTAGATCTCAGTCCAAGCTCCTCTTACTCTAACCTCCTTACCGAAGGCCATGTCTCGGAACTCATCCCTTTCCTGCTTAGTCATACCACCCTTAGACCAATCCTTGATCTTGTCAGGCATACCCGGAATGGACTTAAAGAAGAAGGAAGCGCCAAACTCTTTAATACCCTCAGCGATCTCAAAGTGGTTAAGGGCACCCATAAAGGCATTATGAGTGAATAGTGTAAAGTACCTAAGAGCGTCCGCAACTGCATTACCCCAAGAAGAAGCATCTTCGTTATCCATACCTGATCTACCATAGTAGTCCGATAGGTAAGCCCTAAAAGCCTTAGCCTGAAGATCTCGCTCGTCAACAGAGGTCTCCTTAATGTACTCCCCTAGTTGCTTATCCATGATGTCGGAGAACTCCTTGAAGCTCTTAACCCCAAAGGCGTCATTGAGGCCCATGTCACCAGATATACGCATGTTGTATCCGTTCATGGTTTCTACAATGTTTGTCTGAAGCCTACTAACAGAGAACCCATCATTATCCTTAATAGTGAATTTCCAAGGGGTTCGTTCGTGTTGGTAGTTGTGAGGCATGCCTTCACCCTTAGGGTCATTCATAAGACCCTTTTTGATGGCCTCTGATTGATCCACATAGCCCAAGGAATCGTCCCAAGCCTTCTTTTTAACCCAAGCAGTAAAATCCTCCTGATCGGTGGACACCTTAACCTTAGTGTCCTTGGCAGGAGTATCCTTAGCCTTAGCCGCCAGTTCTTCTTCATATCTAGCCCTAAGGAGCTTAGTGTACTCAGGATCCTCAAGAGTTCTAAGGAGTAGCTTGTAGACACGTGCCCGTGCTTTATTTACTTTATCCCCATAGGAGCCTGTAAAGGTGTTGAGGAAGTCAGACACCTTGTTCTTGCTAAGCCAGTGGCTTTCGAACTTATCATTAGACACAGCGGATCTAGCAAGGGGCTTACCATATTCGATGTCACCAGTTGCCTTAAGTTTCCTCATAGCATCCGTCTCACCAATCATACCCCTAGATTGAGCCATGTCACCCCACTTACCGTAGAATGCACCCATTCGCTCAACGATCTCTTCAAACAATTCATTACCGTCAAGATCGGTTGTATACCCGTCTCTTCGTCTACGAATCATTTCATCAAGATCGTCACGATCCATTCTGGTCGAATCAAGGAGTTTGAGGATGTCGTCTGCTACGATGTCTACATCTCGCTCACCATTCTTTCTATAGAAGTCTCTAGCTTCCTCAGCGGTGCGAGTAGTCTCAGCATTATTGAACTGTTTGAAAGTAGTCCTATCGCCTCTCTCAGTCTTACCTAGAGAGTCCCAAATCTTTCTTACAGCTTTGCCAGCACTACCATCAGTTTTTACTTTATCAATGGCGCCTTGAACAGTAATTGTAGGGAGTTTCCCCTCAAGGTTCTTAAGAGCACTATTGAATGCCTTATGAATCTGTGTCTTCTCAATAGCCTCAGGAATGCCAGTCTTCTTAAAGACGTCCTTGGCACCTGAGGCAATCTTTTCAGAGTACATTCGTGCACGCCTAGACGCATCCCCTAGCTTAGTAGCATCATCCTTAAACTTAGTTGCTCTAGCGATTCCCTCAATGGATGCGCCAAAAGCCATACCAGTGGCCATATCCATAAGAGCATCATTGTCGTCACCAGATGAATAGTTATTGATCTGTCCAGAGGCAACACCCATTACGGCGCCGTATCCAATCCTACCAATAGCGCTACTAGAGCCAAAAACAGGCAATGCGGTAAGAGGATCACCAAACATAGCACCAGTGCCAGATACAAGATTGTTCCAAAGACCTGCTTGTCCCTGAGCATCTCTATACTCCTGTACGCTTTTAATTACTTCAAGGTTACTCTTAAAGTCCTCACTGGAGGATGCACCCTTGAGGACTGCTCTATATCTATCTAGATTATAGCCAAGTTTCTTAAGAGCATCCCAACGCTCTTCATCAGTTGGAACATAGGTGTTTTTGGCAAGGCCCTCCTCATATCCGTAAGCCTTTCTAAGCTCTACGGAACCCCACTCATTAGTAAGACCTCCTACAAAACCAACTTCAGGCTTTGGCTTCTTATGTGCTTCTTCATATTCCTTTTCTTCAGCACCTGTGAGGCCTCTAGCGACGACAAACTTATCTGTAAAATAAAGACCGGGGTTAACGGTTTTCCACCCAAGATCTTCTGGAGAAGCATCGGGAAAGATAGGCATTAGTCCTCCTTATTAAGGTATTCTGTATAACCCTTGACGTTATGGACAGTCTTTCTGACTAGCTTATCAACAACACCAAGAGGCTCAACCTTAGTTCTAGATTGTTCATCAATATACTTCATAAATCCCTCATGAATACTCTTTCTATCCCATCTAGCCAGTAGAGACCTAGTGTCTGCGTCAACAACTTCAAAAGAATCCGTCATAGGGTTGTACCCTTTAATGACACCTTCTTTTGCGTCCTTCTTAAGGGTTTTGATTTTATTGGTTACTTCTTCCTCAAACCAATCCCTAGTAGCCTCAGGTCTGACACCTTTAATCATGAAGAGCTTTGCAGGGATCCTAGAGTCATCAATAGAAATAGTTTCTTTGTCAAGATCCTCTCTTGCTCTATCCATAGCATCCTTTCTAGACATGCCAACATTCATGTAAGCATAAGTCCTATTAACCATGTATCCCTGAGAGTACAAATCTCCCTTAGCATCCTTGGCTAGATTGTCATAGATCCTCTGTTGCTCCTGTCGACCTTCCCTAGTTTCACCCAGCTTCTTCTGTTGCTTAAGAGCACTAACACATTGATTATAGGTCATCCCAAGTTGGTTTGCATTCATCATTGCAAGGAGAACGTCCATATCATAGGAACCCATACCACCAAAGGCCGTAGCAAACTGCTTAGGGTTAGCCACATAAAAGCTATACATCTTGTCAAGGTAAGTGGGCTTTTCGATGCTAGCGGCATTGGAGTTTTCAAGGGATAGGATATCTGCCTTAATAGCTCTAACCACATTGTTTCCTACCTTACTGAGATAGCTAGATGCAGGGTTATAACCACCAGTTGGATTGCAGGCCATCTCTAGGATGTCATTTTCAGTGATTCTCCCATCCTGAACAGCAAACATAAACTCTCTGTCAATATGCTCTTTAGTAGTCCCTACGACATTCTCAGGATTAGTCGGAAGACCCCTAAGCATGGACTCAATATAGTAATTAGCATTGAGTGTTCTACCTTCTTCCTTAAGGGCATCAATTGAATTAGCCGTGTTCTTAGCAATCAAGGCTCTCTGTTGATCCCTAGCACTTTGTAGTGATCTAGTAAGGTACTCTACTTCAGCGCTTACAACACCTCCTGCCCTGTCCTTTGCAAGAGCAAGCTCCTGCTCGATAGAACCTGTATCACCATTAGCTACCCAATTGTCAACCTTGAGAGCCTGAGAAGTCCAACGTTCAGCATCAGCCTTCCATGCGGCATTGCTCGCAGTTTTGAGAGCTTTGTCCCAAGCAACAGCACCTACCATATCCCTTACAGAGCTCTTACCATCAAGAAAGTAAGGCTTCCAGTTCTCCAACTGCTGTAGGATATAGACACCATCCTCTCTACCTGCAATGTCCTCAAGGAGTCCAGAGACCATAGTTGCTTTATCTGCAGGAGAATAGTGGGCTAGCTTAGGGTTCTTCTCACCATCAAAGACATCAAGGATAGTCCCCACAACGTAGGCCGCATTCTTAGATAGGTCGTTAACAGCACCCCTAACATCAGCCAAATCAACAAGTTTAGCCTGTTCCACAGACCACTTGTTATTAGACTGGATGTTCTGCAATAGAATCTTCTGTCTACTTTCAGGACTATCTGCATAGAAACCCTTAGAGAACCAAGAGTCTTCATTAATGTCGTACCCAAAGGAGTCTCTAACATCCTCCATGGCCTTACGAACATGCTTGAAATACTCTGCGTCGACTTCTTCAGGGGACTTTCCGTTAAACTCGTTTCTGTTTACTCTATCTTGGAAGTCCTGCTCTGCAAGACTAAAAGCCAACTTACCATGTTGGTACTTAAGTCTAGACATAGAGACAGGGTCATACTGGAAGGGAATGTTATTGTTCTTAACATCCTCTTGGTACTCCTCAAGGGAGTGAGTACGAAGATACTCATCAGCTTGCTTAAAAGCCTTTTCCTTATAGACGTCCGCTACAGTACCCAGCTTTTTAAAACCTTCAGCAACAGTAGACAGCCAATCAACTTCTTCCTGAGGGGGCTTAAGGCGATCCTTAATGTTAACCTGAACACCCTTAGCTTCCCCTAGTTTAGCCATGCCCTGACTAAAATAGCTCCAATTGTAGAGCTCTTGCTTAGCAGAGGAAGCCCCTGCACTATTCTTATAAGCCATTAGTAAAAGTAACCTCCTCGTTCTCTAGGTAGTACATTAGAATTATAATAATTAGACCACTGTTGAATGAAGTCAACATAGGGCTTATACTGTTGGTAATTAGCCATTACGTTACCAAGGATGTTACCACCAGTATTGGATGCAATAGATGCACTAGAAGATGCACCACTCATACCAGTAGATGCAAGTAGACCTGCGCCACCAAGACCTGACAGTGCCCCTGAGGACAGACCCGTAGAAGCGGCAGTAGTAGCACCGCCAGCTACTGCACTATTAGCCGCGAGACCATAAGAAGACAGGAAGCCAGAACCTAGAGAGGTGCTAACAGCCCCTGCACCACCGATGCCTGCAGAAGCACCCGTAGCAGTAGACGCCGCGGCTGAAGAAGCGGCACCACCAAGTGCACCACCAACGGCACTACCAATACCTGCAGTAGCGGCACCCAAAGCGGCACCCGTAGTGACACCTTGGAAGAGTTGTGCATACAGTTTAGAGCCCTTAATAAAGCTATTAGATAGGTTATCTCTAGCCTGCTCTACAGCGTTCTTAGTCTCAATGTAGAGAGCCTCCTTTTGAGACCTAACGTTCCACACATCAACCTCATAGGCTTCCTTTAGAGCAGTCTGCTGTCTAAGATTCGTGCCTCTAATAACCTGCCCAAGTTTATCTTGAGTCCTGCCTTCCACACCCGATTCAGCCTGAGCCGCCTCAACTTGTGACTGATTTTGGAAAGCGTTCACCGACATGTTGAAAAGGTTGCCAACTGCAGAGTCATAAAGGGATCTCTCTTGTCTATTCAGAGCGGCTTGATTGTAGTTGTAATTAAGTTGCATGTAATACATCTGCTTCTTAAAAGCCTTAATCTGATTTCGATTAGTCTTTGAAGCACTGTACAATGTACTACCACCACCAACTACTGCACCAACAGCGGCGCCTACTCCGATAACTACACCACTCATTCTTTAATCAATTCCTTTCTATTAGTTGTTAATAGCATCCACTCCGGAGTAAACTCTTTCTCACATTCCCTTAGGTCAACCCTATCAGTCCTAAAGCACATCGTAATGTGCGTGTCTTCAAGTGCCCTAAAGGCTTGCCTACGGCCACCCTCAGCCTGAATGACGTTGTAACCCTTAAGCCTCCCTACAGTATTCCCTAGGGTAACATAACAATCCCCACTGACAATTACAGTAGTAGGGATCTTGATGTAAGCTCCAATAATAGCTACATCCTTAGGGATAAAACAGGTTCTGTAATACACCCCTTCATAAACAAAGTGTTCAATGGGGATCTCAACTTCATTACAGACACAACTCTCCATAGCATGAATTGCGATGTCACAAAGCATGTTATTCTGCTCAGGAGTTAAGGGTTTCAACTTCATACGCTACTATTCCTTCTAATGTAAAGACCTTCCCAACCCCCTGAAATCAGGTTAATAGGTTGGACATTGTCGGAGCAGACAGTAATGACTACTTCATCATTATTGTCTTGAATTGGGAACTTAAACTTACCCGTGTAAACCTTGTTTGCCCCCAAGATAGTCGGAGATTCACCAAGGTTCCTTCCAGTAAACCTATACTTAAAATGCTTTTCCTTAAGGTCGTTATCAACCTTGCATTCAAATACACCAGACTTACTATAGTTAAACCAGAAGTATCTAAGCTGTAGCCTACCTTCAATCTCAGAGATAACACCTCCAGTATCCGTATTCCTCTTAATGGCCTGCTTAGAGAGAGTCACACAGAATTTGTAGGTAAGTCCCACAAACACCTCTACACCCCTCATGTCCCCTTGGATCCTAAAGACACCATTGGAATCCCAATCATTAACCTCAGTAACGTAACCGTCCTTTGTGACAATGAAATACTTATGATCCTTAGTAGACGGGATAGCACCGTAGATATCCATAAGAGACACCTCAGTGTAATCCTCATAGTCACTGTACTTGTTTGACTTAGGAATTGTGTACTTCTTCTTACGATCCATAAATAGCCTAGTAGGCTCATCAGAGAAGTCAACAGCATTACCTGTCAACAACGCTTTCTCTAGATACAGACCACTCGGAGAGTTAATAAGAATATAAATCTCTGAGTCAACAAACTCCGCTAGAAGAACCTCAGAATTCTTGTTTGCAAATTCCCACTTGAACCAAGCCTGCTGTTCACTAGTGGCGTTAACAAGAATAAATTTATAACAGTATACGATATTAGGTGTAGTAGAAGAGATAGCCGTAACTACGTTCTCCGTGGTGTTCCCAGAGAGTCTAGTGATGCCCTTAGGGATGTACGTAGGCACATGTGCGGCTACGTCTTCAGCATCCTTGAGGTCAGCTACGTCCTGCAAGGAGTAGTAGCGCATCATGGAACAGTAGTTGACTCTATCGTTTACAAAGAAGATAGAGGGGCCAATAGAGATTGGTTGAACATTCGTGTCATAGTCAAAGTTAGTGATCTGGTCACACTTGACACTCTTAGGAGTCAGGACACCGTCACTAGACAACACAAACTGACCTTCACGGGAGAACAACATAAGCTCTCTAGCAAAGGGAACAGCATGAGTCAGAATGGCAACCTTATTAGAGGAAACCGAGACATCAATAGGGTCAGTGTCTGCAATAGCCGCAGAGGACTTAAACCAGAAATTAAAGAAGTCGTTGGTTGCACTAAGGATAATGGATTCATCAGCGATGACCCCTAGGCGATTACGATAGAAAAAGATATCGTTAATCTTCCTACCAATAAACGAAGGATCAGGGTTAGTGTCTTCATTACCAGAGCCCCTATCAACCCACGGGAGCTTCTTAAGAAGAAAACTTCCATCCTCCTGCCTAACAATAGCATGAGGCATATTCTTAGGGTTGATCTTAGTGGGAATCCTAGGTGCTACAGTTTCCTTCCACACCTTATGTTTGTCGTCCCACTTTACATAGAAGTCATCATCTTCGGAATTCTTTTCTCCAGACACCTGCATGATGTAACCCTCAGGTGCAATCGGAGGTAGCTTATTAACAGCCGTAACCTTACCCATGTAAGCAATAGCGTTCTGGTTACCAAAGCCGTCCTTAACGAGGACATTAGGAGGATCCCACCCAGACTTAGATTGGATCGTAATAACAGAGTCGCCTACTAGACCTACGTTATAGGAACTCATGCTTGCACTAGACCTAGAGTAACCCATAGACGCTCTACCACCAACCTGATTCAACAGGTCATCATAGGTACCGCCAACGTCAGGATTACCCCCATCAGGTTTCTTACCAGTATTAAGAAGTGCATACAAGGCTCTAGCAATAAAGGCAGTAGTAGTCTGCACAGCTTGCTTAGCTTCACCACCATCAGGGGTAATAACGCCGCACATATACTCACCATCGACATAAATGGCATAAGTCTTAGCATACTGGGCATTCTTGATGTACACCAGAGCAGTATCCTTTTTACCCGCAGGTGACGTTCCTTCTACAGCACCGACCTCCTTCTCAGTGTTCAAGACAAAGGTGTAGTCAGCAACAGTAACTGCCTTTAGTTTTCCCTTGGGGTCACTAGTGGTAATGTACTGTTTTGACTCATCATCTTCAAACGTGCATGTCCTAGGCTCACCATCAAGATCAAAAATCTGATACTCCCCAGAGCCAATCTGGAGAATGTACTTTTCATGTTCGTCTCTATTGATTACATGATACTTCTTCTTTGTAGCGTCAACACGGTCAGACAAACGTTTGATTGCAAGAGTCGGAGGTCTCTTCTGTAGACCCTCAACTTCATTAGGAAACCCATTGACAAGCTCAGTTACCTGATCGGGAAATCTGATGATGTCAGGTTGTTGAGAGACACCACCTTTAAATGAGTGAATGCTTTGAGATACTAGAGGCATGTTTAGCTCCTCTGAACCTGCTGACTAATGAACTGGTCATCATTGAGGATGTTATAGTTACCATCCGTCAGTTCATAGTCTACAATGTCTGCATAAGCCGCACTCTCCTCTAGCTGAAGATGTGCGTCGATGTCCGCAGAGGTAAGATACCTCATCTGAAAGACTCTACTGGCTCTAACAGTAATATACTTTCTGAAGACCTGAGGAAGCTCCTCAAAAGGGAGTTCCCTGACAAGTTCATCCAGAGTGATGCCTTCAGGGAACTCTAGATTCCCTGAATCAAGATCATAAAAATAGCCTTCTCTGCTCACAAACTTATAGCTAGTAGAGACAGCCCTTAGGAAGTCTCTACCATAAGCAACTTTGTTAGTAAAAGAGTCAGGCTTCAAGGTAACACTGGTGAGAGTGTTAAAGCTGTAACCCCTAGACTGGATCTCTTGACTGACAGCCTTAAGGATTCTTACAGCATTCAGCACATCCACATTAGCATCATCCTCAAGAGAATTAACAGGGCTAGAGCCTACGGATGACAAAATTTCATTTACTGCATCAAGTTCAGTGCTAGGAGTTACAATCATTATTCTTCCTTGTTGTTATTCTTTTCGACGGTTCTTCGAGGCTTAACAGGCTTCGCAGTTGCACTAAGGAGACCCAGTTCTTGAGCCTCCTCGGGGGTAAGCTGATACCCCCACTTGTGCACCTGACAGAAGTAAGTAGTCTCGTAAGCCTTCTTTACTTCTTCAATGGTCATCTATTAAGCCTGAGCTTCCTTGACAAAGATACCGACAGCTTCAGGACGAAGACCACCGTGGCCCATCGCGTACTTGGCAATGATCTGGTCAGCCTGATATTCAGCTCGACGAGCACGTTCCATAGCGAGATCCTTGAGCTTCACCGTACCAACAGCGGAACGATGGAAGACAATGCCCTGAAGACCCGCAGTCTTGATCCCCGTATTAAGAGCATGCTTGCCATCAATACCATCATTCAGGAGGTGCGGAACTTCAATGACTTCAAAGCCACAAATCGTCTGGAGCTTGCCCGTGTTCGGGTCAAAGAGGGCGTGATAGTTAGCCGCATCAGGCATAAGAGCCTTCATGACAGCAGAGTAGCCTTCAGGCGTCAGAAGGCAATAGCGGTCACCCTGCGGGACGTAGTTCTTCGTCATCTGAGCACGAGCCGCAAGGAGACCCTCAAGAATCTTATTGCCATACGTGGCTTCCTGCGTAACATCAAGACCCGTAACGAATTCAAAGGCCTTACCCGTACCGAGAACCTTGTCGGCACCCGAACCATTGTCGGGAATATTGCCGTCCTTGAACTTAGCGTCCTTAGCGGCCTCATTGGCAAGCTCATTGATAATAGCACAGTCAGCGCCCATAGCGAGAGCTTCACCAAGCTGACGGGAATACTCGACTCGAACGTCATAATGGTTCATCGCATCGTCGATATCCGTGATAAGGCAGTCAGCCGTAAGGAGACCGTCAATAGCGATGACACGTTCATTGTGTTCCATCTTCGTACGCTGGTCATCAAGGGAGTTACCCGGAGCAAGATACTTAGCACGGGTACGGCCCATCACAGCGAACGAGGCACTCTTCAATGCCTCACGTTTCACATAGACGTTACTCTATGCTCCAAATAGGATGCTGTGGAATCCTATTCAGCATACGGTTTCCCGTATGTTCAGACTATATCTTAACAATTGTTCCCATGCTCTTCCAAATATCGGATAGCACTTTCTAATCTATAAGGAGAGTCCTTAAGAAGACCTAGTGCAGTATTACACTGCGAACAAAGAATGCCCCGTAGTTTACCTGTTTTGTGGTCGTGGTCTGCCGCAGGTTTTGTATAGCGTGAACTTCCAAGCTCACACCCACAAATAGCACATTTACCACCTTGCAAGATCCAAGCCCTTTCGTAGTCTTCAGGAGACCATCCAGTAACTCTAAGACGGATCTTAGCTTTCACACATTCTTTACACGAGTTTCGAATACTGATGTATTCTTCACCATTCTTTTGCTTATCCTTGCGAATGTAGAAGTCCTCCACGGGTTTCTTCTGTCCGCAAGTAGCACAAATCTTCCAGCCTCTTTCGAGAGCTTCTTTAATATTTTTACGCAATTGTTGTTCCCATTTCGAGTACCACTTGGTACCCTACGTTATAAAACTAGTCGTTGAACCTTCCCTTCTTTCGACAGGGCTTGGCTTCTGATTGGCTTAGGCATTACCCCTTAGCTTTCCAGAAGTTAAAGAACTTTAGGCACAGCAAGACTTAACCGTGCGAGATCGTTCGAACCTGATGACGAGACATCATAACGGAGGTGCGAGCAAAAGCAGTCAGAACTTCACCCGTGAAGACCTTCATAAAGAGTGCATCACGATCGCCCGCAGAGAGAGCCTGACCAGGATTGGAAATACCAGTAGCAGCAAGAGTAGCCATTTTTAATTATTTTCCTTTTAAAGTATATAAGATTTGTTGTTATAGATAAAATTAAACACTAGTGGCCCACATTCTCTGTTCGACCTGTCGGGTGTATTCAGGATCCCTGCCATAGCGCTTATCGCTCATAGCCTCGATCACTTCAGATTTGTTTGCAAACCCCTTAGGACGATTCACAGGAGTGGCCGTACCGCCATGAATAGACTTATTAGCGGTACCCATCTTGGAAGTCATCTTAGACTTCATGCCTTCAAGCATGAGGGAAACAGCTTCCAGATTATTGTTGTCGATTGCTCTGTTAAAGGAGTCAATCGTCTTCTGAGGGAGATTCTTGGATGCCCAATCGACAATACGATTGTACTCCTTAGTACCCCCTACGGAATCATAAACAGCTTCAGTGAAGCGAGATTCAAGAGCCTTTCGACTCTCAATGAAACCCTCGATAACCTCAGAAGGATAGCCTGCCTTCTCAAGTTCAGCAACGGTTTCATCGGAGAGCTTGCCATGCTCCTGATATTCTCGGACAGCCTTATTGAAGTCAACACCCTTTGCCTTAAGGGAGGTCTTCACGGCATCAATAGCCTTTTCGTGCTTGTCTACTTCTTCTTGAAGATTCTCTTGATCTTCATTTCGATCATGAACAGCCACATCATCAGCGTGGCCTTCAGTTCCATTAGCTTGTTCTTCATTATGTTCTTCCCCCGACTTTTCGTTCTGAAGAAGGGGGTCTCCAATATCAGGGTCAACCTCAACCTGAGTCGTAGAAGACTCCATGATTTCGATACCCTGTGCTTCAGCCTCCTCAGTGAGAGACTGAGGTTCATTAAAGTCAGTCATTAGTTATCCTTTAGTTATTCAGGTGCCTGTTGTGCTTCATTGACAGCCATCTGTGCACCTGCGTCAATACCCTGTTGCTGTGCATACTGTTCCATAGCGGCCTGTTGTTCTGCCTGAAGTTCCTCAGGAGTCTTCACTAGACCCGTAGCATCAATATGAGCCGCCGCAAAAATCCTAGTAGCAAGATTACCCACGTTGAGAGCCTGTAGAAACTCAGGGAACTGTTGCATCAACTGCAAAGCCTGAGCTAGATTGTTAAGATCCTGTCCTCTACCAAGAGCATCAATACCCGTGATGATGGAGGGCTCAATCTCTGCAATACTCTCGTCAACCACAGGGAGCAAACCCTGAGATTGCATCTGATTGTAGACACAGGCAACAAGAGGAAGCTGTAGCTCCTGAGACAGGAGAGAATAGACACCACCTAGGGTATCCTCAAGTTCACCTGCAACGTACCTAATCTCTTCTGCGGTAACTCTGTCTCTACCTACAGCGCCACTCTGGACTGCAGAGTTAAGAAGGAACGCATAAGACAAACGAGACTCAATCTGCTGAGCTGTAGTGAGTACCGTCTGCATATCCATGCTCTTATTGAGTTGCATTGGAACAACGTCCTCCATACGGCCCCTAACAAAGGAACCGTTCTCTGCCTTAGCCAAAGCCCTGATGTTCGTCTGACAAGCAGGAGACACGAGGTAGAGAACCTTAGAGGCAATCATGGAGATATCCACAATGCTCTTAGAGAGATTCTCAAGGGAGATAAGGTCGCCTAGATAATCCTCAACAAAGGATCTACCATAGTGTTCACCGTCCTTCTTATTGAATCTAAGGGGAATCCAAGGACTCTTGTTTGCAGGATAAGTCTGCTCACTACCTGCAACAGGTTCACCTTCAATCTCCTGATAGGATTCCCACTGATAGGTATCTCCACTAGCCACACGGTAAATGTGAGTATAGATGTCTACCTTTTCGTTGATAGTCGGTTCACCAGAATCAGGGAGAACAGACTGCATGGAATCAGGAAGACTACCACGGGAAACAGTGTCCTTAGCAACAATCTGAAGGACATTGCCAATAGTGTCTCTCTGAACAGCGTACTCACGAAGAGTATAGCACCTCATACCACCCTCAGCAGGAGGCAGGAACAGAAGTGCATTGCCTGCAATGATAAGTTGCTTAATGGCTTCAAACAGAGTCGGTCTAAGAGACTGAGACTCCATGTACTTAATCATCTGCTGTTCCATCATGGACAAACCGTATTCGATATTGTCCTTCAGCTGGTCGTCAGCAGACTCATTAAGAGCTACAGTCGACTCCGCGTCCAACCCCAGTCTAAAGAAAGGTTGATTAGGAGGCAACAGAGAAAGAAGAAGCTTAGAGGCAAGATTGTTAAGACCCCTAGCACCCACAGAATTGTAAGGAGTGGAATAGTTAGTACCACCATCATCAGACTCCTTAGGAAAGAGCATAGGGATCGTGTAGGTTGCACACTTCTCTGCTCTCTGCGTGTACGGGTCTCTGTCTGTCGTGAGCTTGTCATAGGTTGTCTTAGCTCCTTCAAGAGGGATATTGCCTGCCTGATGTTCAGTGCTAGCCATACCACATATCCCTCATGTTAAACCAGATTACGGCCTGCACCTGCAGACACGTCAGCATTCCCTGCCTTCTTAATTCTAAGACCCTTCTTACCCTTACGAAGCTGAACCTTTTCGGTTTCTTCCTTCTTCTCAGCTTCACCCTCAGGGTTCGTAAGTTCAAGCTCAGGAGCAGGCGTAGGAGCCTCAGGGGCACCACCACCACCACCACCTCGGTAAGCACCGAAGGAAGCGACCTTTGCAACCTTCTTAAAAGCCTTCTTAATGGAACCAAATCCCATTATTAAATTTCCTTATAAAAAGTTTTGTATGAAGAGTAACCCAAGTGTTTCTCATAGGTATTTTCCAACATCTTGTTGTTGAGCGTGTTGGCGTTAGAGAAGGCCAGTAGTCTTACGTTAGTACATGCCCTATTTTCAAGAGCATAAGCCATTGCTCTAGACAAACCAAGACCCTTTTGGAAAGCTACAGTGCACTCTTCATTTAGAAAAGTTACTCCCTCAGGTGCATACCAAGGTCTCCCCCTAGACACTAGGGATGCACCCGAGAGAGCATTTTCTTTGTTATAGAAAACAAGGATGATGAAGTCTTCAAATTCACCACTAATGACACCCTTAAGAAACTTACGCACTACCTTTACGTCAGCATATTTCTTAATGAAAGGGAGGGAGTCAGGGTCATCTTTGATGATCTTCGCACCCTTGTCGATGATCTGTTCTAGGATGTCTCCATCATTAGGTTGCAAGACACCAATCCTAGACACGTTACTTAGGGATGTTAGTCCCTCTGCCAGAACCCACATGGTCAATCCTCAGGGCCTTCTTGCCCTTGTTCTTCTTGTGTTCCGCAGTTTCTTCAGCACCCATTTCAGGAGCCTCAGGTTCGAGCACAGGTTGCTCAATGGCAGGGGCCTGAACCTTAACCTCAGGAACCTTAGGCTTACTAAAGAGTCCACCCATTAGTTATCTCCATTCTGTTTGTCGTGTTTATTTCTAAGGTAGGTAACAACCTGTTGAATACCTAGAAGAGTCTCATTACTCTTTTCATACCAAATCATCTTTCGAATGTCAAAGATATCCTCAAGTCTCTCAATGAGATCCTTAGGAACATAAGGAAACTCTTCTTCCTCAACAACGTTGTTTTCTTCTTTGTTCATGTCTTCCTCCTACCTAGGACTATTGATTTAATTAAAAATAGCCCTAGGGGTATTAGTATTGATTAAAAGGGGTTGTACTTCTTGGGCAGGCCCTCAGATTCACCTAAAGGGTAATCTTCATAGCGCAAGATTCTAGCCATAGTTGCCTCTCTAATGGCATCCTCTTCAGTAAGGCCCTGAGACTTGAACGCTTTCAAGACCTCAGGCCACCATTCAGAATCAGGATGCCCATTAAGGAGCTTATTGGCTTTCACAGGGCCATAAGTGGGGCACCCCTTATAGCCGTCTGTAACGTCCCCTACTAGTGTCTGATAGCACAGCCATTTCTTGGAGTCCTTCTCAGTGATGTTATGCAAGACATCATTACCGAAATCATAGAAGTAACCTGGGATTGTCTTGAAATCCTTGTCCATAGACACTGCGACACAAATATCTTTATAGACAGGGCTAGTGCAGTAGATACCAACAACATCATCAGCTTCAAGGTACTTGACTGTATGAGAACTGTAGGTTTCTTTAATCTTGTCTACAAGGCCTTTGTAACAACAAGGTTTACGATTAGATCGCCTATTGGACTTATAGTCAGGATTATAGACTTTCCTAAAGTTATCCTCATCGGAGAAACAGAATACATAGGTAATCTCTTCACCAACAAAATGCTTATTCAGCTTCTCATCAATAGCAATAAGCATGTCGGTAAAGTAATCCCATGCGTCATCTACTTCAGCATGACAAGTCCAAAGACCATCCCCCCAGTCGATATCCTTCTGGACAGCAGAGGATGCCTTAAAGGCTAGAATATCACCGTCTACAAAAGCATATCTCATTATTCACAAGCCTTAAGAATAGCGTATGCCTTACAGGTGAGCTTCCAATAATTAGTAGCTTCACTATAGTAATTAAGGCAAGTAATGTGCCCCCTAGATGCCGCCTCAGCAATCAGCTTGGCATTCTCACGACAGAAGTCCGCCTGAAATTTCGGATTGTTCTGTTCAATATACTTAAGAAAACTAATATACTTATTCATTTTCTTTCTGAGGCCCCTCATAGTAAACACTCTCTTCTTCCCAATCAACTTCATAGCCAAGACGTTCAAGAATCTCATAAAAGATTTCTTTGTCAGTCCAGTCTTCATAGAGTTTACAGGGATTTGGAATGTGCATAAACAGCAGTTTACCATTCAATCGAACTTCGGCACCGCCTGCAGTCCCAAAAACAGGATCCGTCTTATAGAGCCACTTAATGTCAACAGTGCCCTTTTTAGGGTTCTTACACAAAGCCATTACCTCCTTGGGTTCCCTCTTAAGAACCCTTTCAATCTCTTCAACAGTCATAGGTCTACGAATCATAGCTACTCCTTAGTGACAAGAATACCAGTTGGTGCCAATTTTACCCTCTGTGTCCAACTGGCAGTTAAACTTAAAGAACTCCTGAGTCTGTCTCATGGATTCCTGTGCAATCCTTACGCAGTCCTCTGCGATTTCCCTTGTGCGACAGGCGATTTGGGTCTCATCGTGCACCCACGCCATCATGGCAAAGTCTCCGTCCCAACCATGCTTGTAGCCTGCTTTACGCATATTCTCCTCAACAAGACACACCCACTTCTTGCAGATAAGGGCACCTGCAGACTGAAGAAGGGTATTCAAAGCCGAGTGAGGGCTTCGCACATAAACAACGCGACGATCAAGCCCAAGAATACTATGAGTAATACTAAGATTGCTGTTATCAGGGTGAACACGTTTCCTCCAAGTTACCTTATTGACACCTCCGACCCACTCAGAGGATGTAATGAGAGTCCTTTCAATATCTGAGCAGAGTTCCTTATAGGCAGGTACTGCATTAAAGAATCTCTCCTTAAGAGCCTTACCGTCCTTTGCAGTACCGTTGATGACTTCTCCGAGCTTACCGTCGCCCCCTCCGTACATCATACAGTAGATCATAGTTTTCGCTTGATCTCTTGTAGACAACCCTGCCATCTTCTGGTTATGGGTATGAATGTCACCATTCAAGATCTCATTCACGTATTCCCCATGGTCATAAGGATAGAGAAAATGAGCAAAGCACCTAAGCTCAAGACCTGAAGCGTCAATGCCTGCTTCATACCATCCAGTAGGTACTCTAAAAAGAGACCTACATTCCTCCCCATAGGGAGATCTACCTGCAGGTACCTGTGCAACATTAGGATAAGCATGAGTTGCACGACCAGTGACAGCCCCATTAGGATTAACAGAACCGTGAATGCGAGTGTAACCATCAGGATCATCCTTCATCAACTTTAGCCACGCATTGTCACCCTCAGCAAGCTGTGCAATGCGCTTGTTAATAAGCAAATACTCCAAGATGTCCTCAGTAAGATCAATACCCTTAGCAGTCTTCAGAGTCTCTTCATCAACCTTAGGGGCACCTGTAGGAGTCATTTCAGTAGGCTCCCAGCCTCGATCCATGAGAACCTTGGCAATGTGTTGGCGACTATTGGGGTTAAAGGTAACCTCTTCATACTGAGGATAAGGGACACCCGCCTTGATGCCACGCTTAGCGTTATCTCGCTTGTAGATCTTGTCTCCCTTATAGACAGTCCAAGATCCACCTTTTGAAACAAGGTTCTCATAAAGAACCTGTCGCTTACCTGCCAATTCGGAATAGAGTTTGATTGCTTGATCTTTATCAAAGACAAACCCATTGCGTTCCTGCTTAGCCATCACCCAAGCAATGTCATGCTCAAGCTGGATTGCCTTAAGGGGGTAACCCTTGGCCATCAGCTTCTGGAACAACTTAAGGGTAACCACAACGTCCTGTTTGTTGTACTCATACATCTCATGAGTAAACTTGTCCCAAGCACCCTCATGTTCGCCATAGGTGCCCTTCAGTTCACCCATACGGTAACCATAAGCCTTCAAGCTGTGGGAACCATAGAGGGCCTTAGGGAGCCTACCAGAACGCATAAGACCAACGTCAGTGTCCTTGATATTCGAGTAGATCAAACGAGCAAGTACAAGAGTGTCAATACAGACATCTCGAACATCAAATGCAAACCTCTCCCCCTTGAGCTTCTTAAGAGCAGGGATGTCGAATTTGCAGATATTGTGACCAACGATGCTGTACCCACTAGTACCATACTTATTCAGGGCATCAAAGAACTCATCAAGATCAGTGTAACCAGTGTACAAATCAGTATAGGAGTCATACAACCAACCACACCAAAACCTCTTGGTGGTGTCCAACAGTCCGTCAGTTTCAATATCGAACACAATAAATTTGTCTTTAATTGTCAGCATTTTCTATTCCTTAAATAGCCTTGCTTATTTCTTAAATAGCTTTACTAAAACTCAGGTTCATCCTCAAAGGGACATTCAGGGCCTGCCTCATAGTCAGAGAGTCTGCCTGTCTCCTGATCATAGTAAAGATGACCACTAACCCCAGTCAAGCCGCAGAAGCGATTCTTAAGGACTCTGAGAGTCAACACATTAGGATTGTCACCCTGTTGGTTTCTCTCAAGACCAATCACCATGTCAGAGAGCTGTGCAATAGCTCCAGACCCTCTAAGTTGACTCAAGGACACCTGTGCCCCCTCTTCATGTCCCTTCTTCTCAGGACGCTTAAGATGAGACACTACAAACATGGTAGCTCCAGTCTCTTCCACAAGGGAACGAAGGTTTGTCATGAGCTTGTCAATAGCCTTACGTTCACCACCATCCTCATCAGTGTCCATACCAGAGACCACAATGGAGATATGATCAAGGAAGATACGCTTGCACCCTAGGGACACAATCATGAACCTAATCTTACTAAGCAGATTACCTGAATCAAGTGAGCCAAAATGGTCGTATAGGAAGAATTTTCCATTCCCAATTGTTTCGTTAAAAGCCTTGCCTCGTTCACTTTCATCTGCACACTCAGGGTTGAGTATGAGTCGCTTATTGAGGTGAATTGACATGAGCTCCATCCCAGTTTTTCGAGTAGACTCTTCAAGAGCAACAATTCCGCAAAGTTCTCCACGCTGAACACCAAAGTAGTATTCGAGTTCTCTGAGGATTGTGGATTTACCCATTCCACTACCACTTGTGAAGACATACAATTCGCCATGTCTAGCTCCTTTAGTTTTCTCTTGAAGTGCCTTCCAAGGGTACTCCACAGAATCCTTAAGATCATCAATGTCGGTTACGCACTTCTCGTAGAGATCGGTACCTGAAACAATTCCGTCGGGCCTATACGGCTTGGCATTCCATACAGCTTGAAGAACTTCAGACCCCTTGCCTTCACTAAGGCACTCATTAGGATCCTTACAAGGAAGATTAGCAATATATGCCTTACCTGCAGGCAGGATCTTTGCACACTCTTCACAAGCCTTACGACCAGGTTCATCCATGTCAAACATGAGAACCACTTCTTCAAACTTGTCAAGATACTCAAGGTTGGCCTCAATAGCCTTTCTTGCCCCTTGTGCACCATTAGGAATACTCACGACAGGCCACTTGTTACCCTGAAGTTGACTCACAGTAAGACAATCAATCTCACCTTCAGTGATGACGATCTTCTTACCACTAGCCCACAATTGGGAACCATAAAGCCTATTAGAGGTACTCCCAAGGACAGCAAAGGACTTATCGGGGAACCTGAGCTTCTGCCCCACAAGGTTCCCCGAATCGTCGTAGTAGCACGCTACTTGGCAAGGCTTCCCTTTGTAAACGGTAGAAAAATACTTGAATTTAGAACAAGTATCTTTACTAATACAACGCTTAGTAAGGGAAACAGCTTCAAGGTCTTCAAAAGGAATACACTCCTTAGACACTCTAGTCACCTCCTTCTTTACAGACCCATCAGTCTTTACAGACCCATCAGGTCTAAAATAAGTATTACAAGAATAACAATACCTATGGCCATCACTAAAGACACCACAGGCGTCAGAGGAACCACATTCAGGGCAATGCTCATGATAAAGGAATGTACTCTCTTGATTCATCTTTTAATAACCAAATTTACAACGAAGGCTCTCCCAACCGTACAGGTTTCTATGGTACCGCATGTCTCCTGCCCAAATACAGGGGTGCTCCATGGGTGACAAATGACCTGCGTCAAGGAGCCTTCGTGCTAGCTTCTTGTCCTTGTGTTCGTCAGGACAAGAGCCGTCATGGTTGTTGTAAGACACTCTCGCACAGCGTGCAGAGGAAATAAGCATGAGATCATTAATGAGGACTTCAGAAGAACTAAACGAGTTCATGCAGTGCTCATCAACTTCCTCTTGGGTGATAAAGGGAAGACTAACATACTTCCCACAAATATGGTAGACACTAATGATAGTATTGCCTACCTTGTCCATCTCACCCTTAATGGCCCTTGCAAGATCCTGCATCTCAGGCTGTGCGTCACTGGCGAGTCTAAGATGCAGGAAGTTCTCCCATTCAGTAGCAGTAACAATCACGTTAATGTACTGGAAGGGTTCAAGGATTCGGTTGATGTGTTGCTTATGGACATCAAGAGCAACCATGGATTCTGCGACAGCTACTGCATTGTCTACAGCTTTAAGCCAAAGACCCTTAAAAGACTCATAGGTATCCTCAGAAGCCTCAACAGTACCAACCATGCCAGATTGATTCATGTAGACGTGAGAAGGGATAAAGGGGTCATTGCGCACCTGTTCAATAACCTTAGCTACAGGGATAGCACGTGAGCTACTTGCATTGCGACTAAAGACCCTGTGGGTCATGAATTCACTATGGATCATCCTAGGATACCTAAGGACGAACGTATAGAGATTATCCTGATGGCAGATGCAAAGGGCTTCACTAGATCCAACTTTAGTAGTCATTATCTTCCTCATCATAGTCGTCGTCTTCATCCTCATCGTCTTCTTCATCAAGGGACTCAAGATATTCCTGATACTCGTCTTCCCAACGAGCTTCCCAATCAGATTCCATTCGATCAAGTTCCTTCTGAGTCTGCATAATTGCCTCTCTTTAAAAAAATAAATGGTACCCTAGGAGGGAATCGAACCCTCACGAGCCTTGCTTCTCCACTGATTCTAATTCAGTTGCGTATACCATTTCGCCACTAGGGTATTTTTCTGTGGGGGTAACCGTTGCCCCCTTTCGGATCTATTTCGGCAGACATCCTATTCGGGAGCTACCCGACCTCCTAAGAGCTGTAGGACTTCCTCACTTCTCTTATGGTGAGAGGAGTACAATCAACTAGCGTATTTGGTCTCTCCTACAGGATTCGAACCTGTGACCGTATGCTTAGAAGGCATATGCTCTATCCAACTGAGCTAAGGAGAGTTTTGTTCTTTATGAATATTGATTATTGCTTCGAGTCGTCTATTGGTGTCTCTGAGTATCTTAACACCTTCCCCGTGTAGTTCTGCACCTTCTGACAGTAGGTTTCTACACTGGATGATTGACTCTGCATAAGCTCTATCGGTATGTTGCATGATGGCTTTGTTTCCTGCATTGATGTTGTACTGCAGGCGGTTAACCCGCTTATCAATAGCAGATTGCACAACATCAGCGGTAGCCATGTCTTTAAGAAGTAAGTTAATCGTTGCATCCTTTCTTTCCTGTAGAGTCTTTAGTTCCGTTAAGTGAGTCCGTTGCTCCTCTAGGAGAATCTCTTGATTTCTCTTTTCCTCAATAGATTCACCTAGAGCCAGTCCCAGAATGAACGCAAGGATAACCATAAGAGATTTCACATACTGCATACTCTCTCCCTAGGAGTATTGATTTTATTCAATGCGAACAACATCCCCTTCTTCAGGGTCTCCATTAAAATCCTTAAAGACACCCTTAGAGAAGACTACCTTACTCCAGAACGCCTCAGTATCTTCATACCGAGCAAACTTAGCGCCCTTATACCATCCCGTAACATCAAAACAAGGACAGTCTTTGTTGACGCCTGCAAAATCTCTGTGGCCAAGTACAGTGACTTCATCTTTATAGTACCCTCTAAGGTAATCCAGTAGACACTTAAGAGACTCCTTCTGCTCCTCTGTAAAGTTGTCTACGGACTTGCCCTTAGCATCCACACCACCAATGAGGCAGATACCAACAGAGCAGTTGTTGTAACCCTTTACATGGGAACCAATGGCCTCTAGGGGCCTACCTCTCTGGATGGTGCCGTCAGTAAGAATTACAAAATGATAACCAATACCCAACCACCCCTGCTGTCTGTGCATCTGATCAATGGTTTTCCACGTAAAAGAAGGCACATTCTGAGTGGCAGAGCAGTGAACGACAAGATATTTAGTAGTCTCTCTATTCTTATAAGAGACAAAAGATTTATGCTCCTCAATCTTTGGAGCCTTGAAAGAAACCATATTTTAATTAACCTTTATTAAGAAGAATCCCTTCAGGGATTACCTTGGGATCCTCTTTAATCCATTCAAGGGGGATTGTTTTGTCTGAATACTTGATCCCATTCTTTTCACAAAAAGACGCATAAGTTGTTTTGCTTCCTTTGTAAATAGGGGTTTTGGATCTACTAAAGACAAAGCGAATGTCCAACTCGGGGTGTTGAGCCTTAATTAAAATATGTTTCTTCCTATCTTCAGAATCCCATACACCTTTAGTTTCTATGAGAATCCCATTAGGCAAAACGAAGTCAGGAGTATATTTGTGCTTACTTGCTGGCACAATATACTCCAGATACTTCTCCTCATAATGAGGCTCAATACCGAAGGCCCTGATGGAGTCTGAGACTTTCTCCTCAAGGCCACTTCGGTAAGTTCCCCTGTTGTGCATCCTCTTTTTACTATAGGCCGCACTACGGGTAGTCATTTGTTCCTTTATTCCTATTCATGCTCCTTAAGCAGGTTGCTACGAGAAGGGAGCATAACCTTACATTCTTCAGAAAACTCATCGCTATGAATGTCATAGTAACTCGTATAACCATTGACACGAATGAAGTAGTCATCATCCTTATGACTCATGATCTGACCAATCAGGAGATCTGGACGACAGAAGCACTCTGAGGCTTCATAATCACCCGCAAACATGACAAGGACGCAGGCACCCTCAACACCACTAAGGTCCTTGCTAAAGAATTTCTCAAGACTATAAGTCTTATCGTACTCGACACCTTCTTTGTCTTCAAAGATAAGATCCTCAACATTGACATTGAACGTAAACGAGTAGGGCATCACTTCATAGATGAACTTAGCATCATAGAAGGCGGTGTTGCTCTTGAAGTAACTCTGATTGCCACCAGAGAGGGAGCAATAGAAGCCACTTGGTGCCTTACCGTCCTTTTCAATGTACCAGTTGTAAGTCTCAATTGCGGACTCAAGAGCCTTTTCAAGACCTTCCTCAGTAAGGAGGAGGCCGAGCCCGTCACGCAGATTGTGGCCGAACGTAAACCTAATCATTTAGAAATCTCCGGGGACATCGTCATCAATATCTTCAAAGCTCTTAGAGGAATCCTCATGCTCCTCACCGTTATAACCCTCTTCTTCTTCAAAGCCATAAGAGGACGCAGAGGCATCACCGAACTCATTCAGAGAGATAACCTGAACTGCGAGAAGTCGCAGGGAAAGCCCACAGGTACGCGTAGAGGGCATGTAGTACGGGTTGGCAGTGAAGGACACCTTGATGACACTGTCGCGACCGATGTTGACATCAATGGGCTTCCCCTTAGAGTCAAACTGACGGATCTTGACGGGAATCTTGGAACCATCCTTCTTCGTAATGACCGCCTTCTGCTTGAACTTCATCACAATGCGGCCTTCTTCATCCTTTTCGTAGATGTCCTGAGTCACCACCTTGCGACCCTTAGAAATGGCCTGCTTGACATTGTCGTCATTCTCATAGAAGTCCTCAAGGACTGCCTCAAGCTTAGACACGAGGGAATTGGTCTTCTCGTCATCTTCCATGACAAGATTAACCTTGTAGTCACCCTCGGGATTGAACTTCGTGTCAGGAGTCTTGAGAGCGGGATACTGTGCGAGACCCTTAGGGGTCGTGAAACGATTGTTGTTGCTAGACATTTAATTACTTCCTTGTTTGTTGCTAGCGAGCTAGCTGTTTAACCTAGGGAGGCTTGGTTACTCTCCCTAGGAGTATGGATTTTATTAGTTTAACCTAGGGAGGCTTGAGCACTCTCCCTAGGAGTATGGATTTTATTAGTTGGGGTTAGCTAAAGGCTAGCTTGCTAGCTAAAGGCGTACATGGACTCCTTGACTAGCTCAAGATCAAGGTTTCCCTTAGAGGGAATCTCAGGGAGCTTGTCGACCATCTTAGGAGACAAAAGATTTTCAATGTGGTCGTGAAGATCCTGCAGTACATCATTCTTGCTGTAGGTATCTACAAACACTTCCCTAACGGTCGTGAACATGATGTCACCATGCCCCGCAGGTGCCCCATAGGAATCATGAATCATCGCAAAGGACTTGACACCCTTGTCTACACAAGAGCACACCGTAAGCATCAAATGGGACGCATCCATGCTATGGACGTAGTTGGGTGCAATACCCTGCTTCTGCTTTCGGGTGTCAATCTCGGGGGTACTTTCGTACACAACGGGGTTGATAGAGGCACCTTCCTCAATCTGACTGTCTTCCTTGAATGGCTCCTTGACTCGAATGGTTCCAGTAGTAAACGTCCTGAGTTGCTTGAGCACAACCTTGTTGTACTTCTGTTTTACAGGGAATCCCGCAGGGGTAATCCAATAGGTAGGCATGCTCTGGCCGTTAATGTCCTTGTCCTGAGCGAGGAGACCACTTGCAACCTGTAGCCAACCCATAGCCTCCACAGCTTTCACTACGACACCTTGCAGGGCTTCCCAGATCAATCCAGCCATATACCTAGCGGACTGGCTAGGACGACTGAAGGCCGTGGGATTCTTTGAAAGAGCAGGGTAAATGGTATCTTCCAAAACCTGTTCGGCAAAGCCAAATTTACTAGAGCCGTAGCAAAGCGTCATGGTGCTACGCTTAGTCACCTTACGGGTAACTCCGTGCTTGAGCCATTCCGTGGCCATACTACGGGTGCCCTTCTTCAGGTAATCGTCACCGTCTTCAGTTTTAGCCATGGTGTCATCGGTACCATTGTCATAGTCCTTTTTGAGCAACTCGGTGACCTTGGTAGCGACAATGCCATAGATGTCATGAACATGATCGTCAGGCATGAGGTTGACGGCTTCCCCGCCGACTTCATCCCGAAGCATCGCAGAAAAATGCTGTAAGCCAGAGCAAGAGCCATCAAAGGCAATCGGGAGGTGAGACACGTAAGCGTCGCCCTTATCCAGATAGTCCGCCCACTCAAAGCAGAATGCAAGGAATTCCCAAGGGGAATCCGTCTCAGTCCATCTGAGATCCTGCAAGGGATCCTTGGCAATAGACAGAATCATGTCAGTGTTCTCATAGACCCAAGCAATACGCTCTTCAAAGGGTTTCTTGTCAAGGCCGTAGCAGTTAGCACCCTGAAAGGCCAGCCAAGTATGCCCATTCTCACCAAGGGGCACCCCTTCGGCAAACTCGAGGAGCGACTTAGTAAAGTCGTTACCTTGAGGGCTCAACTGGGTCAAGGGATAGACACGACCACGGAAATCAAGATTATGGGGAAAATAGATTTCCATGTCGTCCTTGTAGGTGTTTGCCAGTGCGAGGACACCATTGACAAGATAACGCTTGCTCTTACGCTTATTGTCGTCTTGATAGTAGTGCACCATAGCACTTCGCCAATCACGCTGGACCTCCTCGCTAGTGTCTGCCTCTGCAGGCCTCATAGGAGGCTCCGCAGGGGTCGCAGAGGGCATCTCTAGGGCTTCTGGGATATGAGCCCAAGAGCAGACCTCATTGGCCACGTCGAGCACTCTACGGTTAATCCTCCAAGCAGTGGATTGAATGGCATTAACAGCCTTGTACACGTTAGGCATGTCTACCTCATCGTAGAGCTGTGCACACTCCTTAGAGGGCATTCTAACAAGCTGTATGGGCTTCTTGAGGTTAATCAGATAGCCACCATCAAAAGGGGTAGTCCACGGCTTAGGAGGGATCACCATGGGCCTATTCTGGAACATGAGACTAGCCGTTTCCTTGTCCTCGTGTTCCAAATACGTCAACACGTCAGGGTCAAGACAGAAAATGTAATGTACGTTTTTGTTGTCAATCATAGTTTTCTCAAGGGCACCTAAGCCAGTAGACACGATGAAGATATCTACCAACTTAAGACCTACTTGGACTCTATTAGCGTTACCCCACTTGTTCCATCTCTTGAGCCTCTTTTCGTCTGCAAGGATTTTTTCTTTGTTTTCGACATAGCGCTTTTTGAACTGCATGGAAATACGCTTATCAAGCCCTGCATTGAACCTGCTAAGCTCTTTCTTATCCATGGTTGCAACTACCATCTTGAATCGAAGTTCATCCTCAATAGCTTCACCAATTGCAGATGACAATTTGGTTAAAGACACGATTCCAAGGGAATTTTCAATGATGGTTCTAATGGAAATGAACGCGATTTCTTCGGAAGACAAAGACCTAATAAGGGATGCCATCACATGACGCTTACCGGGCTTTCCCGTGTCTACTTCCTTGAACCACTTGTCAAGGGCCTTAGTCATGACAGGGATGGCTTCGCTGATAAGGACTCTAGAGGCACCCATATTGCCAAGAGTACCACTTTCAATTGCCTTATTACGCTTAGACATGAAAGCATTGAAGGCATTTTCCTTGCTTTCAAGTTCTAATTCAATTTCCCTGTCTACACGGGCTTTGCCGTATTTAAGACAAAGATCATCATATTCATTTTCACCATCAATTCTAAAACTATTCAATTTATCATAAGACATAGGGGTTACCTCTAGTTATATCTATAGATCTTTTATATTCTCTTATATAGGGTTATATAGGTGATGATGTAGGATATTACCCATAGTTAAACTATAGACTCCTGTGGTTTCCTTTGGATTCCCTTAGGAGTCTATAGCCTCTTTCACCCTCTCCCTAGGAGCATGGATTTTATTAAATCCTCGTGTCTCCTCTAACCATTGATTTTACCTTTCTCGATGCAGTCACCGTTGACATAGATGTTACCGAACGCCTCGAAAGTACGCAACCATTCGGAATAAGTCAGGTATTTGTTTCTGTCTTTCTCTGCGGATTCCCCTGCTTTGCGCCCTGCTCTGAACGCGTATTTGATCATATTGCCCTTTAGGAATCCAATGAATTCCTCACGAGATAATACATTGAGCATCAATTCAATAGGCTGGACAGCTCCCATGTAATGGGTACTTGTTTCAGGCTTTCCACTGTTAATTTCTTCCATTTTGTCCCCTTTTAGTAATAGATTCCCATAAGTTTGCAAATAAAGACAAACATGGGGAAGATTCCAAGAATGATTGCAATTCCAATGAATACAATCAGGTATTCTTTAAGATTAAGCATTCTTTTCAATCTCCTTAATATGGTTATTCCACATTGAAAGAATAGCATTCATAACACTGCCGTGCATGGATGCC